CTTACCATAAGATCCTGAAGTATCTTCTGGAAGAAGACGGAATGAAACTTCAAACATTGTCGCTTCATCACGCTTTGCTGATACTGTTACGCTTTCAATTGAGAGTGCACGGTATGCAACATAAATTCTTTCCTTATTAGATCCTTCTGCACAGTCACCTGTTCCAGGTCCAACTGCAACCAAACCACGTTCTACTGGGCATTCGCCAAGATTTCCTGACTTAATGTTGAACACCTGTCCAGCAGATGTATCCTTGTCACCTGAAAGATCAGAATCTGATCCTGCAACTGCAACAAGAAGATTTTCCAATGTTGATTCAGCAAAAGTGGTATTTAGATTAACCTGCATACCTTGCTTAAACAACTTAGCAACGTCAAGAACCTGGTCAACTGCTACTTCACCGAAGTCTGGCTGAAACTGAAGTTCAAGACCATTCATGGTGTAGCCTAGTTTACGGAAATCGGAATCTCCGTCCATGGTTGTGGCATATGCTGTTCCACTAACAAATGCTGGGTTTCCACCAACTGCTAATGGACCTTCTTCGTGCACCCAAAGTTGGGCTGCACCGACGATAATATTATTACTATTACCTAGAGCCATTTATTTCACCTCTTTTTTTTCTATAGAATAAAAAGGCGTGTTTCCTCACTGATAATTATAACAGCCTTTTTGCTATATAATTGACCTGTCTTGATGGTATTCAAAGTCGATAATAATCTTATTGCCACCATATGTACGGGCTGTTCCAAAGTCTATAATGTCTCTAGTCTCTTCTAATTGGTATATTTTGAATCTATGGAAATAAAATTTACAGGACATGCCATCTATAACCTTGCCTTTAGCCCAAGCGTTTATTTCTTGTGCAGTTTCATCTTCACGGTCCATTAGGCGAAGAACCTTTTCCTGAACCTGAACCATATTTTCTATAACGTTGTCCTGGGTAGCATAAAAATAATAAAGTAATTGTTCTTGCTTGATATGTGGAAATGGAGATCTACGCATACGAACAAGTCTGTCCCATGTAGCCATAACTCCAGCATATGCAAGTCTTTCTGGCTCTCCAGTGCTTTCTGGTGTTATAGTAATCCAACTTTCAGTCAGTTCATCAATAGTTGTTGGTCGTGATGGGAAAAATGGAACCCCTATTCCTGTGTCTAGCCCAATACTTTCTTTTAGGTATTCATTAATCCATAAAACTGGTGTATTAAATGTTGATGTTGATTCTGCCATTATGCACCTACTCCTGCATTAGCAATCCATCTATACCCTGTTTCAACACCCTTAGATCTACCCGCTCTTTTGCCAGTAGGAAGATTTTTTTTATATGCTACTGGATTTTCTAAATATTTGGCAACGCCACTGACCCTTAAGAATGCCTGTGTGAAAAATCTATTAAAAAACTCATCAAATGTTTTTTCAAAACCACCCTGTACATTATCTCCACCAGGATTATTTATTTTTACTGGTCCTTGTGTAAAAACTTCTTCTCCGTTATCATTGAACGCTAAAACTTGAGCCTGTCTTGGTCTAATGATTACTGGAATTCCTGCCTCCATAATTCTTGCTTTATCATAAAATGGAACACGAGATCCATTTTTAATAGATACAGATTGTGAAAATGTTGATTTAAAAGAAAGACCCAAACCACTAACAGTATAGTTTATATCAAATAATCTAGCATTTGGACTTCCAGTTTGATCCCATTCATATACATGATGTAGTATTGCAGGATTTACTCTCGCACTTGAATCTATATATTCTTTCATTAATTCTATAGTCTCTAATCCAATAATATTTAGAAACTCCGTCTTTCCTTTTTTAATCCCATCTAAAAATCCAATAGAATAATCTACAATATTCTTCATATCTTTTTTAAACATCCTATTATCAAATGTTACTTTCATACATCTACCGCCTGATTTTCTGATCTGCGGATAACTAACTTATAGTACTCTACATTGCCAAATGGACCAGTAAAAGGGTCTTGTGTTGCTATTTCAAAAATGGTAGACTTTCCTGAACGAGGACCAGATGTTTCTAAATAAATTTCATTACAATTTTTATCACGTATATTTGTAATAATAACATTTGTAATTGAATTTTTAGCATCTAGACTTGACATGCGTATATCTGTCTTTGCTCTTCCAAGAAGTAGTTTTTCTTGAGTTATATTAATATTTGGTACAACCTCTTCCTTAAATGCTGTACCTGCTGCATTAAATGAACAAGCAATTGTACGATCTAAAACCCAAGTCTTTTTAACATTTCCATATGTACCTTGTTCAACTATTGGATGGTATACATCAGCAAGCATAGGAAAAGTAAAATCTGGAGTTTCACAAACCACCATTATAAAACTCCTGGTTTAGTAATTAACTTTACATACTTATCTAATATTTTATCAACTAGCATGTTGCCAGTACCAGAATTAATTGATTTATCAAACTGAATTCTAAATTGATCTGTATTATATGATGATATATATCTCTTATAATAATCCAATTTTCCACATTTAATATCCTCAATTAGCATTCTAGTTGCTACTTCTACATCTGCTGGAACTGCTTTATATCCAACATCTAATATTATTGTATAGTCAAATCCTACAGGAAAATCTGATGCAAAGTTTCCGATAAATCCAATATCGCCTCTTCCAACTATAACCCTAGATGGACTTGATTCAAATCTATTTATTCTTTCCTGATACATTGACTTATCTACTCTATATATTCCAGAGTTATCTAATAAAAGTTTATACTCATATTCATAATCGTCTGGACTATCAGAATCAAAAACTAAAACATTATTTTCATAAACTTTAAGTATTTTATTTGTATCGTGCCATAAAGACAGATAGTCTGCCCCCTGACCAGTTGTATTTATAACTAGTTTATGGTTATAAAATCCATCTCCAACATATGTGTCAATCATTGATCTTGCAATAAGTTCATACATTTTATATTCTGCTATTTCAGACGCAGTTGTTCCAAACTCTGTTGGATTTATATATGGTCTTGTTATAGTTAAATTACTTTCATATAATGTATGCTCATGCTCTGTATCGTAAAATTTAATAAAAAAATCACGATCATATTGTACTTTTTCTAAAGGTAATTCATAAAGTAATTTACCGCTTGCATCTGAAAATAGATTTGTTTCTTCTACTGAGTGGTCCACCAAATCCTCAAGATATACAATATACTCATAATTGGGTATAGGTAAATCCCACGTTGTGGTTATAGGATATGGTGGAACTCTCAATACTTCCATTTAGCGACCAAACTCCTTGGCTACCTCTTCTGGTGTAGCAAGTCTAATATGATCACGTGTTAGCCATTTATCTGCAGCATCTTTATCTACAATATTATAGCCACGATAAACTTTTCCAACACCGCTCCATGTTACGTTTTTGGTTGAATAAATAGCAACAGTTTCTACCTTTTTAGAAGCAGATTTCTTAGCAGCAGACTTCTTAGGTTCTGGCTTGAAAACAGTTGCGCCAATAACTCCATTTTGTACAACTCCCATTGCTGGAACTTCTGAACTAGCAAATGATGGGGCTGTAATTACATTCTCTGCTGGAATAATAGCCTCTTCTTCAACAAGTGCTGCTGGAAGTTCTACTGGAGCAACTGGGGCCTCATATACTGGAGCAGGAACCTCTTCTGGTAGTTCTGGTGCTACATATGGTGTTACTTCTACTTCTGGTGCTGTATATTCTACTGAACCATTATTGTTTTCTTCTGACATTTATATACCTCCTGATGTCTATTATAACAGAATACTAAAAGTAAGAGGGGGAGGAGATCTAGCCCCTGCCCCCTCTCAAAAGGTACTGACTACAGATTATGCATCTGCTGCAGCATCTGCCCACGCAATTGCGTCTTCTTCTTCCCATTGAATACCGAAGCGGACGAATACTGTGTATTCAATTGTGTCCTTCTTCGCCTTGTATTCACGGTTAACGACGATATCACGCTGGAAGCCCCAAACACGGTTCTGTGGGAATGTCAAATCGACATATCCTGCAGGGTAGTAAGGAACTTCTTGTACATCGATTCCGAGTACACGTGTTGTACGTGCTCCACCGAATGTCTGTGCAGAACCATCAAGGTATGCCTGACGATTTGCAGATGTACCAGCAACACGATTACCCATTGCTTCAGCAATAGCATCAGCAAGTGTACCGTTATGCTTTACGATACCAGCAAACACGTCTGTACCTGCGTAGAACTTAAGATTGTTCTTAAGTGCACGATACTTACGTGGCATTGCAAGAACGATTTCTTGCATTACTTCTGGTGTCCAAGCGTTGTCAGCAACTGTAACGACTGCCTCATGTGAGTCACCGTTATCCTGATGCTTCTTGACAAAGCCCTTCATAATAGAAAGGAAGTTGCCTGTTGATCCATCACCATTGATAGCGAGATCTTCGATATCATTAGCAAATGCGTTTGTCATAAGACGAACGAGATGGTCTTCAAGTGCAGCCCCCTCAATATTGTCTTCTAGTGCTTCAGCAGAAACTTCCCAATCGAGACGAATCTTCTTTGTTGTAAGTTCTACCTTAGTGAATGTTGCACCAGTATTTGTATAATCACCGATACCTTGAGCAGCAGCACGGATTACACGCTCACCAACGTTAACTTTTTCAAGTTCCATGGTGTTTGCTCTCATAGTTACACGACGACCATCTTGGGCGAGAACAGTAGCATCCCATACATAATCAATGAAACGCTGTGCTTGTTCAGGGCGGAGAATACCGCTTCCAGCCTCACCCGAAGGATTTACTGCGTTAGGTCCTGTTGTCAAACCCAAATTTGCATTTGGAATATTGCCTAGGACACCGCCTGTTGTGTAGTTGCCAGGTACATTTGAACCTGCATCAGATCCTGATGCAAATGAACCTTGAGGCTGGTAAAGACCTGGTGTTGTACCACCAAGTTCTCCAGACTCACCTGGCTGATTTTTAATTAACTCTTCCGACATATTGTCACCTCCAAGTTTTTCTTTGCTTATTTAAATAAGTCGGCTGTTTTGAGGAAACGTCCGCCCCATAAGGATTTTTCAACCATTTCTGGTTGTTCCTGCACGATCTCGCCTAGATCGCCAGACTTTCGGAAAGCAGTGTCCGCTTCTACTGCATCTACTCTCTTTCCAAATCTATTTACTTGTTCTGTTGCTGCAGCAATATCTTTGGCAACTGCATCAAGAGAATTTCTTACTAACTCTGTATCAACCTTTGTAGACTTAAGCATTTCTACTTCTGCCTGCAAAGACTTCACAGTTTCAACTAAATCGCTAAAGGCTGATGTAAGTGTATTTTTAACATCCGTAATTGCATCAACAATTACTTCGTCTGACTTCTTTGCCTTTTCTTCTTCTTTCATCTCAGCGTCAGGACCTTCCTTAGAATCTTCTTCTTCGGTTTCCTTATCTGGATGTGCAGCCTTTTCTGTTTCAGCGACTTCAGTTGTTTCTACAACATCATCTGTCTTTTCAGTTGTTTCATCAACAACTTCATCTGATTTTTCAGTTTCGACTACAGGAGTTTCGGCAACAGCCTCTGGAGCGATTTCTTCTGCCTTAGCAACTTCGACTTCTTCAGTCTTTGTTTTCTTTGACATAGGATTTTCCTCCTTTGTTATCTTAGCATCAATGCCTTTAGCACTATCTACTAAGAATTTGACTATATCCATTTTTTCATTATCCGTTTTTTCAACGAACCCTATATTTTTCATTTCATTTCCGTTAACTGGACTTGTTACAGATTCTTCTTCTGATACCATAACTAAGCCAGACGCTTCATCATAAAAGACATTTTCTAATGCAACATCTTGACCCTTAACAACAGCAACACCATCAACCTTTTCAACTTGCATAATATTTGCAAACTGGTTTGCTGGAGAATCAACTAGTGACAATTCTACGAGATCATAATCTTTAATAATTCTAATTGTAGAGTCTGACTTCTCATCATAGCCATCGTCCCACTTATTCATACGGCCACCAATTGAGAATCCTGTATATGTACCGTCTAAAACTTTTTCCCATGCATCTTGTGCACCTTTTGAAATATATGCAGATACAAAAACTCCATTGTAAAACTTTTTAGTAGTTGCATCAAAATATTTATCTTGCTTAAAGTTAACCATTTTACCAACTGCGGATGGCTGATGCATTTCACGAATGTTTCCACGGAATGCAGAAAATGCTTTCATAGATGCATCTGCTGTAACTATATCGCCTTGCTTATCAACATTATCAAGAGATGCAAAACCAGAGACGATACGTCTCTCCTTATCAACCTTCGCAAATGGAAGGGAAAGTCTTACTGAGTCGCCATTGGTATCCCAATGAGCCTTGGATATAGTCATACTAGTATATATTATATAGCCTTTTACACAAATGTTAATAACTTGTGGATAACCCTGTGGATATCAAGAAGTTGATCTACCTTCACCCTTTGGGTTTCTGCCACTAATTGTAGCAGGACCATCAGACTGGTTGTTTGTTCGTTCTCCATCCCTCGCCCTATCAGCATTATCGTTTGCTGCTTGCTCTGGCTTAGGATTAAAAGGCTCATCTCCTCCTTCCCTTTGTGGAAGACCTAGAGCAGATCTAGCCTCATTTGGAAGCATAACTTGAGTCTTAACGTATCTTTCCAAAATCTGAGACTGTGCGATTTCGTCAGTTAATGTCAACTCATTAAACTTAAGAACTAAAATATCTGTTCGTTCTTTAATAATTTTACTTAAGGTTTTTTCTAATTCTTTCTGTGCTGGTCTTGCAACCTGCTCCTTAAATGTACGATCCTGTGAAAGGGCCGAAGCAATGCCACCCGAATCTCCTCCACCAATTTTTGACAATGGTACCTGATGAGCAATTAAAATATCATCACGATTTTGCTTGCGATATCTTTCAAATGAACCTTCCTGTACGCCATTCTCAATTGGCTCCATCTTAAATTCAACCTTATTATTATCTGAATCTCCTGGAAGCGGAATATAGAGAGTTCTGTGTGATTGTCCTTTTAGGTTTGTCTGAAGGAATCTAAACATCTTATCTTCTGCATCGCTAGACAAACGTGCAC